CCGGTTAACTGAAGATGCCAATCGGAAATACAACCCGCGCTGTTGGAAGTTGCGGTCGGGATGAATGGTTCGCTTTCGTTTAGTGCGGTGATGATCCCGGTACCAGAATTCCCCGAAGTGACAGAAATGCCGAGAAGGAGGCCGCTAACAACGGAACCGTTTAATGTGAGGTTGGCTTGGCCGCTAACAATCCAATCACCAGCAGTTAGGGATATACTTGTGGCATCAGCCCATTGAGCCGATGTTCCTGCATTAACGTTTGATGTGACGCTCGAAAGGACGTACTCCCCAACATTGCCCGTTACCGCTGAATCATTAGTTGTTGTTCCCCGTACGCCTTTAGTTGTGGGATTAAATATAAGGTCGTCGGTGAGAGTAACGGTGCCGCCAAAAAGCTGTTCGTAGCGAAGGGCATCACCACTTGTCGTCGCTGCTGCTAACCCGGTGATCTTGTTGGTACCCATCGCAATCGTAGCGCCGGACATCGTGAGGGTCGCGCTGAACGTTTTGGCGCCAGTGAGGGTTTCTATCCCGGCTAGGTGGGCAACTAAAGAGTCCGTCGCTTTCGCATTAAGTTGCGTTTGAATTGCTGAGGATACGCCGGTTAAATAGCCGAGTTCTGTCGTCGTCGCTAAAGTTGTCGCCCCCGACTTAATTGACGTTCCAAGATAAAGGCTTCTCCATCCAATCGAAGTGGTCCCAAGATCGTCTGTGTTGTTCGTGTCGCTGACCAGCGTGGTATTAATTGCCACTGCCGCCAGGTTGTCCAGAGCTGTTGTGGCTCCGCCCGTGGAACCGACCGCAACCCAAGACGTCGTACCGCTGCCGTTCGTACTGAGAACGTAATTATTCGTCCCGCCAGATGTCGGGAACGTAAAGGTCCAGGGGCTGCCGCTAGACGGTCCATTCACAGTAATGAGCGGACCGGCACCGGTGCTCACTCGAAGATCGGTGGTCCCGCGAATCGTTGGGGCGCGAAGTTCGCCAGTCGCAACTCCGATTCCGGTACTGTCGATAGAAAAACGCGTGGCACCCGCCACGGTCATGTTTAGTTCGGTGCCGCTTCCAGACCACAAGCCGGTATTGGTAGACGCACCAGAAAAGATGACGCGAATACCGGGGTTTGTTGCCGAGCCGCCGTCTACTTGAAGCGAGTTAAAGATGACATTAGAAGTCGTGCCGATACTTTGCGGGGTGGTCAGCGTCCAATCGTTTGAGTTCTTGGTGACGATGACCTGGTTCGATGTCCCGAGAATGTCGATGAACTTTGGCGTACCAGAAGTACTTCCTGATAGAATACCAACTACGCCCAATCCGTTCGCCAACGGTTTAACTTCGACGCCGCTAGGAATGTAAAGCAAGCCGTTTGATGCCGCTGTTACATTGTATTGGTGGTCCGCAAGAACCGGTGTGCCACCCGTACCAAGCATGACCAACGAGCGAGCCTGGGCCGCTGCGCCAGAGAAAGACGTACCATTGTAAAAGAGACCAGTACCGGCTACAAATGAAAACGTCGCCCCGTCGGATGTCAGAACACCACTACTACCGGCTATAAACGACATCACTCCGCCGCTCGTGCTCGAGAGAAGCCCGATAGAGGCGGGAGCTGCCGTGGGGAGGGTGAACGTCGTATTGGTAGACGTTGCTCCAGGGCGGAATGTCAAGTAATTCGCGTTAGAGGAGTTATAGAACGTCAGAGTTCCGGTAAGACTATTGGCGCTACCAATAGCGACCTGGTCCCATGTAGCCGTACCAGAATTAAACTCATTGAACTGGCCAACAAGGAAGTCCAAGTTGACCCGCATTTTCGAATTAAGCGCGAATCCTGTACTCGGAAGAGGAAAAGGTATCTGAACGGCCATTAGCTAGCCGATATCCGTTTTTGTCCGTACACCTTGCCGTACATCGTTAGAGAGCTGAGACCCATGTCAATCGTTGACGAGCTTATCCCGACTTTGAATTGGAAGTAATTGCCCCGGCCAGTTAAAACGCTCGAACGAGATGTTAAAACCTCTGACGATGTTGCCGTCTGCGATAAAGTAAAACTCTTCGAGTCGGCGATGAAGTCGAAACCATAATTCACTGTGATGCTACCGGAAGCTTTCGTGCGGTAATTCGCAGTTATCTTGCCGATCTGAACCACTTCTTCCGAGTTGGCGGGATTGATCCAACCAGAGCGCCAGAAGGCGGCGATTGTGCCGGGCGAGGACTCTGATGCGTCTGCATAGGTGGCGGCTTGCGCGGGAAGATAAATAAAGCCGTCTGTGCCGCCCATATAAATACGCTGCTGATTGTCGATACCGGTCGTATTGACGTTGTATCCGGTTGTGCAACGAAGCCAGCACTTGTTTTCCAAGTCCCAGATGATGGCCCTCTTATTGCCGCTAATCGAAACCAACCACACAATCCAATCGTAGTCGGTACCTTTCTGTCGGAAACCTTCCGTGTTCGCAAGAGTGGAAGAATCTACAGTGGCCCACAAATCGTCGGCACTTTTCGGATACTCTTTGAACACTTCGCCGTTGGTTGAGTACATCTTCTTGCGGGGGCTAATGAAGAACACTTCGCCGTCAATATTGACAACAGCGTTCTTGCCAACGCATCCCACGTTATCGAACAGGGAGTAGATCGGAAACGGAGCGGAGGAAATAACCATCTGGTAGGTCGAGTTCTCTTTGAACACGAGCACGTAGTTGGTGCTGATAACGCAAGCCGCAGTGACGCGTTGGTTGTCGCTGAACGAGCCGACAACGGCACTACCGGAGCCTGAGCCGGTCCAGTCAGTGGCAAGTCCAATAATGGACCAATAAATTGTGGACGGGTTGGCAGACGTACGGAAAGCGAATACACGGTTATTGGCCGTGAAGCCTCCGTAGGCTGAAGGCGACGTACCGCCGAGCGCCGCTACGTTCCCAGAGCCCGTCCAAGTGATCGGTGCATCGGGGGTCGTTACAGGCCCGCCAAATCCGACAATGCTGTCTTGAAAGGTGAAAAGATCCCATTTGTTTGAAGCACCAGCAGTGATACCTGAATAAGATCCGGTGCTGTCGGTCATAGTGCCGGAAATATTCGAAGACGTGAAAAACTTACTCCCGCACACGGTTACAAGCCAAAGATCTTGGTCGGCCTGCAACAGGTAGCTTATGCCTTGTACGTTTGCGCCGCTATTCATGACAGTGGCATTCAACTTGGAATTGCCGAGACGGCTGCGAATACCTGTTCCACCGGGGACCACAACGATGTTGTCGAGATCCGAGGCTTGAGAGTTGTCTAGTTGGTCGACGGCAAGATTTCCGCAATAACCGCCGTTAAACTTCATTACGGGGACTGGTTTTTTCTTATCCATGGATTATCTCCACGAATCCGGATAATTTGAGGGCCAATTTAGGCGACCGATATTCACGCGAGGGCGCGTGTCCCACGGTTGAAGAACGGTGAGTTGGTCTGGAATCGGGTTGTAATTCTCCCGCATGTCTTTAACGGCTTGATCGAATCGCGCCTTAGCGGACTGAATCCGGTCGTCGTCTATATATGCATGCCCGAACATCCAGAGCGCACCAAACACTAAAACGTCGTGGAACTTCTCTGGTAAGAACGGCGTATCTGTACCCGTCATATCGGCGGGTATCGCCAAGTATCGGATCTGTATATTCTCTACTTCACTCGGGATCGGATATAAACCAATCTGCCAATACTTGCTGGTATCGAGGCCAGCGAGGTAATAGAAGATCGGGTCGGCGGTCGCCTGTGGATCCGGCAGATAGCGATCAAAGGTGCGAATGTCGACTGCACCCAGTTTAGTTTGCGTACGGGCCTGTCGAGCATCAACAATCCGGTCGCAGTCGCTCGCAAGTGAGTAGAACACTTTACGAAGCAAATACGGGGCACCGGACAGATTCACAGTGCCGTTAAACGGGACATTAATGGTGAAACTTGTCATAGCGGCGGTATGCGCCGTGATGAGATACCAGTCATCGGAAACACCCGTAAACTGAATCATGTACTGATTGGCGACGCTAACAGCTGGGGCGCTAGAGAACGTGCCAGATGTCGAGGCGGCGTTAATCGATATCGTACCGGTCGTACGATCCGCCACGGTTTGAATCGTGGAGATCTTAAGCAGCCATGGCCAATTGTCGAGGCCGCAGACTTGCTTGTATGCAGCATTAACCCATGCACCGAGAATGGTAGCGTCAGTGGTGGTGTCTAATCCGGTCTCATTTGCGACCCGCGTTTTCAGTACAGAAAAGTCCATTGGATGCCTCTTTTAAGCTTTAATTTCTCCGGCCTTTCTATTGGCCATTGCTATTTCTCTCGCCCGCGCCAGTCTTTCACGCGCCGCAGATTTCTGCGCTTCGGTGAGGGGACGGCGTTCTTTCTTCTTGGCGGGTAAAGCCTCCGTGTGGGCCTCGACTTGCACAGCAGCCTTTGCCTCTGGGGGAGAAACAAGTCCGGGGAGCACCACACGGGGGATATTTTGAAGGGGGATAGGGCCAGCCGACATGACGCCGGGTTGAATGGAATATGGAACCCTTTCCTGCAGTCGTTCAGCGACGGGAACATTGCTACGGCAGTAGCGGTCAATGTCGCCTAAACGGGCCTTGCCTTCGTTGAAGCGGATGTCAAAAACAAATGCGCCGTCCCCGGTCTGGCTCATTTCGATGCCGGGGAGGAGTTCATCTGTCATCTCGTTAGTCGGGGTGCGACGGCCATTCACCATTTCATAAGCCGGAACTAGGTTTTGCTTATTCTGTGGGTCATCGTGGTCGATCACCATCTTGCGGGTGCGGCGATACAGCATGTCTTTCGGAAGATTGTCGATGTAGACAACCAAGTCTCCGTTTTTGTGTCCATTCAGTTCTTTGATGAGAATGTTTTTCAACAGTTCCATTGTGGGTCTCCTTTATTGGGTAAGACAAAGCCCTTGGATGCGACTGGGCCTCAATAAATGGGTTTAGGAAACGAGCGGGGGAGTTTGAGTGACTGTGCCGTGAAGCGTAAGATTGTTTGAGCCGTAGAGGTCCAGACGGGTGCTACCGGAAGCTTCGTCTAAACCCCACCAAGAGACGAGCCCCATGGTGGTCTTATCGCCGGATGAGACACCGCCGTAACGAACACCGGTGCCGCTGTTGTAAATGGATGAATTAATAACCGTTAAAGCATTCGCAAGACTCGCCGGATTTTTACAGAAGAACCATTC